TGGAATCGCATGAAGGCAAAAGAAGAGTTTGTGCGTGATGCTGATAATGCCCTTGAACAAGGTATTGTTGCTATTGCATCACAAAATGCACTTGGAAAGTGGGTTGTTTCCCGCTATCACAACGGAGAATACGGTGAAAAGACTGTTTCAACGCTTCCTTCTGGTGCAGAAGAAGCAGAAGATGGTCGTTTCTTTATTCCTTTGGATAATACCGCAACTTACATGAATGGTGGTAAAAACAACAATTACGGGAAACCTCTTCCCGCAGAACAAATGCGAAGAAGTGGTGTTTTCTTCGGCTCTATTGGACAAGGAGAAATGAAGCCTTACTATTTCTCTTACAAAAATGATGCAGGTGTTCAATTTGCCCCAAACACTTTTGAATGGGTGCATTTCCTTTGTATCGCTAACGACAACGGGACTGATATTTATGGGGCTAAGGATTTGACTTTGAAGAGTCTTTCTCTTAACTCGGAAATGAATCCCGAAAACGAACTTTATCGTGATATGTCGTCTTTTGACTTTGAGGATTGTTTGCGTGAGAACTTCTCTTCTCATCTTGTTCCTCTTGTTGATATGGATAGAGCGCATATTGAGCGTCAAGCCCTTCCTTCTAAAGAGCGTTATGTGATTACTGACGGAACTGTTTGTAATATGAACATGACTCCTACAAAGAACGGAAACAGAATCATTAACCTAACTGACTTAAATGCAGAAATGGACTATGATTCTGAATCAACGGGTATTACTACCTGTTGGATTCCCGAACATTTGACTCTTGATTTCGGTATTGGTTCTTCCATTATCGTTATTGGGCGAACTAGTCAAAGAACGACTGATGAAGGAGTTGAGCCAGTTACTATCAATGTTGCTGGTCTTTACTGCGTTATTCGTCATGGTTCGGCAGTTGAAGTTTCAGTTCCAGTTGAAGAGGATTTTGACTGGTTTTGATTAAAACCACCTTTTGTGTAGTCGTTGGCGTTAATGACGGCCATAGAGGTGCGAAGCCTCTAGTTTTTAAAAAGGTGAAAATATGCAAAAGATTACAATTAATGATTATAAATCAGCGTTTATCTCTAATGATTTTGTAGTTAAGTCTGGAAGTTGGATTATAGATTTAAAAAATGTTGAATTTATGACTTACAGATTAAACGACAAAGATGAAACTTCATATTTAGTGGCGTTTCATATTGGTGATAAAGAAACAAAAATTATGGTGACTGATATTCATGCGGTTAGAGAACTGTTTAAAAGTTGGACAAACGCTAAAGGAATTGAATTAGAATTTGAATACGAAGATATTAAAGGAGAAGTGAGAGAATGGGATTAACCAGTAATAATAAAACAAACGCAGTTGATGAAGGAATGACTAACAATGCAAGAGTTATTGCCTTCAAAGAAAAGTTGAAGAAACAAACAGAAGGACGAATGGCTAGAAACAATCGTCTTATTTGTGGTATTTGGGGAGAGCCTAAGACTGTTAAAAGCGGTTTGGCTTTAGATTTTCCCGATAAACAGATTTATGTTCTTGACTGGGATGATGGTTGCGAACCTACTTGGAGACAAAACCATGAAATGACGGATAGGATTACACTTTGGAATCCCGAAGTCCGAAACAAGAATGGTGAGTTAGATATTCAAAAGTCTGAAGCAAACTCAGAAGATTTTGTTTTGTTCGTCAAATCAAAGATTGAAGAAGGCGAAGATGTTTTGTTTGTCTTTGATGGAATTGATAAGTGGCTTGACTGTTGCACTTTAAATGTGACAGGTTCTTCAAAGATTGGAAAGCCCCAAAAGATGAAGTTTGAGTGGGGAAAGCGAAACGCACCATTCTATTCTCTTCTTATGATGTGCAAGAATCTTGATTGCGACCAAATCTACATTACTCATGCTAAAGCAGATTACGGCGCAACAGGAGAAGTTATTGGTTCTAAACCAAACTGGCATAATTGGGGTGATTATCTGTATCAAATTATTTCAACAAGAAGAACACGCAAAAAGAATGATGTTGTGTATAAGGCTGAATTACTCAGCAGTAAAACCAACACCGAATTAGTGGGCAAAACTTGGGAAACTCTAACCGTTGGTGGTGGAAATGTTTCTTGGGAAGGAATGCCTGAATTGCGTGAGGGATTGATTTGAATGACTTTCATTTAGATTGTGCATATTGCGGTGAATCTATAATTAGTTGGAATAGGCTATGTCAATATGGGGATTATAGGACTATTAAAACTGATAGAGGGAACTTTTTAGTTTGTAAGGAACATAGTCCGGCCAAAGTAAAAAAGAAATTTTCAAGAGTTCCTTGTCGCCACAAAAATAAAGACGGAACAGATTGCCGCTATGAGGCTAATAATGTAAAGCCGTATTACTGTGCAAGACATGGTGGTGGAAAAATATGAAATTTGAAGTAAATTCAAACGACCTAAGAGAAGCATTAGAAAGCGTTCAAGTGAAAGGCAAAGGAACAACAAATAGTGGGTTTGGCTCAACCAATTTCGGCACTTATGCTTATTTGGTGGCTGATACTGCTTCTATTGAAATATGGAATGGAAATGCTACCTTTTGTGTCAAAATTAGCATTGATGCCGAGGTTGAAGAACAAGGTAGGGTTTGTTTAAATAGTGAAACTGTTATTCCCTATCTAAAAAACTTTAGTGGCGAGAATATTATTTTTTCTGTGAATGATTTTATCCTTATCAATTGCGGAACGAAGAAGGCCTCAATTCCCTTAGTAGTAAATCATCCAAATGCTGATGCTATTTCAAGAATGCAAAACATGATGAATCCTATTTCATATGAAATTCAGCCGCAAACATTTTTTAACTTTGGTAAATCCAAGTTTGAAGGTGCATTTACTCTTACACAAAGACAATTACAGGATGCAATTAAAGCCTGTGAATTAGTCAAAAGTGGAGTGTATAAGTTTGATTTTAATAATGGGGTGTTGAATGTCTCAACACGCCAAAATGTTACAAACAAATACGAAGAAACAATAACTCCTGCTTTTCCTACGGGAGAACCTGCTACGGTGGAGTTTAGTTCACCAATTTATGCTTTCTTTGAGAAAGACCAGATGTTGAATTTTTATCTAAAAGATGACTTTCCTCTTTTAGTAGTAGCGAATGATAGAATACTGTTGAAAGCACCACATATTTCAGGGTGAATAATAATGATAATTAGTAAAATGAATGATGGAATGAGAATATATAAATCTTGGAGAGAAAACGGAGAGAAAAAACATGAAATTGTTTCCTTTAGACCTTACTTCTATGTTTTACAAGATGAACCTGAGCGACCTCACTATAAACCTACTAAATATCTTACTAGGGATTTTGAGTATCAGCGTGGCGATTGGGTTAATCTTGCGGGACAACCTTTGAAAAAAGTATTTGTTGAGTCAGCACAAGATATTAGGAACGCTAAGAATGAGTTTAGGGAAACCTATGAAGCCGATGTTCCTTTTCACTTTCGGTATTGTGTTGATGAGTTAGATGAAATGCCCGAATATAAACTGCGTAAGTGGTATTGGGATATGGAATGGGCGCAAGGTGGAGACTATCACGACCAATTGACTACTATTGTTGTGTATGATAATTACGACGAAGAATATATTCAATGGGTATGGTTTCCTGAGAAAATGCACATGAAACCTTCATTTCCATATGAAGAAATTTCTACGCCCCCTAACGGCCTTGTGCGTTTCTTTCCGTCAGAAAAAGAAATGATTGAGAATTTTATGAACACTATGATTGTTAAAGACCCCGATATGTTAATTGCTTGGTTCGGTCATTTTGCTGATTTACCAAAGTTATTTGAACGGGCTTGTGCGGTGGGTCTTGACCCTCGTATTATTTCACCAACTGCAACAGTTAAGGGAGTAAAATCTGTAAAAGATGGCTATGAGTTTAAATATTCGGAGAAAGGTTTTTCTCCAATTGAACAACCTATTGGCGGGCGAATTACTCTTTCTTTGGACTTAGCATTTGAAAGACAATGGAATGATTCTCAAAGAGGAACATTACCTTCTCTTTCTCTTGATTATATCGGTGAAACTGTTCTTGGTAAAAAGAAGTTAGTATCGGAAAAGTTTCCTGACCCTAACGATTTTTACCGAAGAGCATGGCTTGAAGATACAGCAACTTATCTTAAATATGCTTTAAGAGATGTTGAATTAATGGTTGAAATTGATGAGAAGAACTTTTGTAGTGAAGCAATTGTTTCTCTTCAACGATTACTGAAAGCACCATTTGATGCTTGTTTTTATGCTTCTCATATGGGTTCTATTTACTTTATGCGAAATGCTGATTGGAAAGCACCAACAGGTAGTAAAGTAGATAAAAGACAAGAATATGAAGGTGCTATGATTTACGACCCACTAAGCGAAGGAACCAATGGTTTGCACCTTAATGTAGCCGCTTTTGATTTTGCTGGTCTATATCCTTCAATGATGATTGCACGAAACATTTCATGGGAAACTAAATCTGAAGAACCTACTGAGTTTGCAGTAAATATTCTAACACCTAGAGATTTCAGCGAAGTTAAGCACGAAAAAATGCTTTACTACAAAACTGATAAATTGGGTCTTTTACCAAAAGCGGTTCTTGAGTTAAAAGAATTGAGAAACGAATACAAAGCCAAAATGAAAGGGGCAGAAACTTCTTTAGAATATCAAAAGTGGTATAACAATCAAATGGCGGTTAAGCGTTTAATGGCTTCTTTTTACGGTATCGTTGCCTTTCAAGGGTTTGGTTGGGCTGATGTTCCTTTAGCCGCTTCAATTACTGCAAGTGCTAGAGAAGCGATTAGAGCCGCCGCATTTAAGGCTAAGGAGATTTAGAAATGAATAGTTTTTGTAAAAAATGGATATTGGAGACTATTCCAGAAATGGGTGAATTTTTTAGTGCTAGAGAAATCCAAGACCGATTACATGCTAAGAAAACCAAAACTAATTACATAGAGAATGCCAGTTCAATCGGGGCGTTCCTATCAAAACAAAAGCACTTGACTACGATTGAAAACACAGATGGAAAAAGAATATATAAAAGGAGGAAATATTATGACAGATGATAAAGTTTATTTTGAAACATTGAAAGAAATAAAAGACATGAAAGAATATGTAAAGGGGGAGATTGATTCCCTGTTTGTGGAGTTACAAAAACTTCGTAATATGAAAGGAGCAATTGCAGAACTACAAGAAGAAGTGGCGAAACTTGCGGGTGAACCTGTCGGTATGCTTTTTACTAAATATTAGGTGTGATTAAATGAAAGTAGTTTATGGACATACTGATTCTATTTATGTTCAAATAGATTCGGTAGATGAAGCAAAAGAAAAGATTAAGGTGATAGAAGATGAAGTCAGAAAAAGTTTCCCGAATGTTCTCGGACTTGAACAACATCCCGTCGTTTTGGAATTTGAAAAATTCTATTCGGCTCTGGGTGTCGGCACTACGAAAAACAGAAACGCAGGATTAATTACTTGGGATGATGGAAAACATCTTGATACTCCAAAATTCACAATGACTGGCTTTACTGCTAAAAGGGTAAGTGAAACAAAGTTGGCGAAAGAAACCCAAGCAAATGTGTTAAGAATGTGGGTAGAAAACAAGGATGAGACAGAAATCATTCAGTATCTACACACTATGTATTCTAATGTTTTGGCTGGTAATGTTGAATTAAGTTCAATCGCAAAGAAAAGCAGACTTAAGAAAGAGCGATTTAAGGTTCGTTGTCCAAATTGCAAAAAACAATTTGACATGAGAGAAGAGTTACCTGTTGAGTCACATATTAGGCGAATTGAAAACGGCATTCCCGAATTTTGCGATACTCATAAAAAATATTTTGTTGGACAAGAAGCAACAAAATTTGACAAGAAAAAACAAAAGAAGGTAAAATATAACAAGAAAGTTTCTGTTGCTTCCGGCGTAGCGGGAATTTTGTTTGCATTACAGAACAGAAACTTGAAGTTTGACGATTCCTATGTGTTTATTAGAACATCAGATGATTTGACTTTTACCCACCCGTTGACAGATGAGGCGAAATCAGCCGACTACATTTCCGGCGTAACCTTACAGGATTTGACTCCTTATACGCCCGACTATCAATATTATGCAGAACAGGTTAAGAAGAAGGCCGAACCCGTCTTTAATGCTATGGGATGGGACTTAACCGCTATTAAAACAGGCCGAATACAGAAAACATTGGAGGAATGGTTTTGAATACAGACGAAAAATACGATGCAGTTATTACTGCTATGAGAGAATACACTTATCAATGGAATCACGAAAATTATGATGACCCATCAAAGCCAATTTTGAAGATTACTAAATCTTCTTTAGGAACATTTGATTGGTGTCCTAAAAAATATGACTTTTCATATAAACAAAGATTACCTCAAGACCAAACAGAAGCCATGCTTAAGGGAACAATCTTACATAATATTAGAGAAGACTTCTTTAATGATTTTGATTTAAAGAAAGCAGAAAATTTATCAAGTGACGAATTGTATGATTATTGTGTTGGGCTGATGCCTATTAATGATTATATGGATTTATCATTAACGATGGCGGCATTTGAAGCGCAAAGGTATATTGAAGCAAGAGCAGAAAACAAAACAGATGAGTTTTTGCCGGTATGTAATGAAGGAAAGTTTGATGCAGAAATAGTAATTCGTGCAGACACAAATCCTAAGTTTCCATTAACAAGGGATTATAGAATCCATATTCAAGGTATTATTGACCGTATCTTCCGAGAAGATGCGGGCTATATTCCCTTTGAGTTTAAAACAGGTGGCTGGAAAGATTATAAGAAAACTTCAATGAGAAAAGAGATGGCGTTTTATCAATTGCTTATTGAGAATGCTGAACCAGAAGTTCTAATTAAAAACGGACTTGACCCAGAAATAGGAGTATCGCATTGGGGCTGGTATTATCCTGCATCAAATTATGTTTATGCAGAAGAAGCAAAAACAAGAACCATGACTTCTGTTATGAATAATATTGCTAAACTGATTTATTCGTATGAACAACAACATTTTCCTACGAAGTTTTTCTTTAAGACTTGTTCTCATTGTAGTTTCTTCGGTATTTGTGATGCGGCTCAAACTGATACTTGGGTGTGATTAAATGCAAGATACTTTATTAGCGGTTGCTTCTGATGCAATTAAAATCATTAATACAATGGGAAGAAAAGATGTTGGGGATATTCTTCAAAAAAGAATTGAAGCCATCATGGGGTGGAATAATGAACAGAGATTTAATTAAGATAAAAGTTTTATCTAAGGCATGGACATTTGCTGAAATTTCAAACCTCAAAGAAACCATTAACTATATCTGTGAAGAAGTTTATAATGAATCTACAATTACTGAACGATTTGAAATGGTTAGAGATTTGAAAATAAACGATGTATTTATTGGGAAGACTTTTGAAGATGCGTTTAGAGAAGCAATTAAAATACAATTAAGTGGAGACATAGCGGGAGTTATAACCGAAATGTTAGGCGAAGCAACAATTAATTTTGGAGGAAATAAAAATGAAATATCCGAGAGAAGTGTGGGCGGGAAGTCACATTCCAAACGCCCCTCAAATGAAAAGAAAGATAGTGTTCTCAAAGAATGAATATGTTCAATTTGTTCGGGCGCAGAATAACCGAACAAATGTTTATACGACAGTTTATGATTTTGAGCAATTTACTGATAGCGCAAAAATAGAATCTTCTGTTATTTTAGACAGAATTTTCTTAGACTTTGATGGACATGAAGATGATTTGAAAATGGTATATAGAGATGTTAAATATGTTATGGATTGGGTAAATATGAATGATTATCAACATACACTATTTTTTTCTGGTAGGGGATTCCATCTGTTTATTTTTGGAGAACCTACAAACAGCATTCGTTCTATACAGGCTTTCTTTAGATACATCAAGAACAATTTGACAAATACATTTGGGAAAAATACGCTTGATGATAGAGTCGGCCAAACCACAAGACTTAGAAGAGTTCCAAATACAGTAAATATGTCCTCAATGGATGAAAATGGTAATCCTTACTTTTGTGTTCCTTTGTTTTATAGCGACCTAAAAGAACCACTTCAAAGGATTCTTTCCCTTGCTAAGAAACCAAGGCAAATCCCCTTTAAAATAAGCGGAAAAAGAAAGGCCACTTTCCCCGAAGCACCCCCTATTGAGAGCGTAGAGGGTGAAGTTTCTGTGCCTCGCCACGATGGAAAACTCCCAATATTGCCTTGTTTGCATAATGCGGTTATGTCGGAGAATCCTTCCCATATGGCTAGAGCATACCTCGTTTCTTGGTATAGAGACATTTTGTCACAAAGGCAACCACTATTGGCTCTTGAAGATAAGCAGTATGTTTTAGATAGAACGGTTGAAGAAATCAAAACTGTTTTTGGAGAAAAAGAAGAAGTGTGGCTAGATTGGGATGAAGCCACTACAAGAAAACATGCTAAATTTACAGTTTTCAATAACTATAAAACACCTAACTGTAAAACAAAATTAATCCCAGAAGGGTATTGCATTGGAAAATGCTGGAGATACCCAGACTATTTAGATGGTGAAAAAAATGTTAATAATTGATAGTAGAGAAAAAGAAGGGTCTAAATTAGTTAGACTTGTTGAAACAAAAGCAAGAGGATTAAATATTCCTTTTGAAAAGAAATGGATTGAGATTGGAGATTATGTTTATGACGACCTTTGCTTTGAAGCAAAATCCGCTACGGATTTTTTGTCATCGGTCATGTCTAAGCGTATTTGGACTCAATTAGATAATATGGATAGACATTATAAAACAAATATTGTTATTATTTATGGTAGTGTAGAAGAAGCAATTTTTAATGCTAAGAGATATAGCAAATCTAATATTCCCGAACCTGCTAGAAGCATAATGTTAAACAATAAGTTTTTTGCGGCTATTGGAAGAATTGCATTAGACACAGATATAAAGCCGTTTTGGGTAAATAGTGAAGAGGAAGCCTCTTCTATTATTACTGCAATCTGCAAAATGAAACCGATTCAAAGAGACACTATTCGGCCTGAAATTTTTAAAAGAATTACTACCGATGATTTAAGGTTAGACATGCTAACTTGTATTAAAGGAGTATCAATTAAGAAAGCAAAGGCTCTGTTGAAACAATTTGGTTCAATTATGGAAATCGGAGAATGTTCCGAATTTGAATTGCAGGTTGTTGATGGTATTGGCGAAACCATAGCAAAAAGAATCTTAGCCACTTTAAGTTCCGAGAGGAAGGTGAAAATATGAATGAAGAATTTGATGAAGAAGAATACATGTCTGAATATTCGGAAAATGTTGAGAAGGCTACTGATATTTTACCTTCTATTGTTAGTGGGTTTATTAAAGACGCTTGCGAAGTTTCTCACATGAATGAAATTCCTGCGGCCTTATCCTTTTTTACTATTCTAGGCCAAGTAGCAAAAGACTTTGTTTTTATTCCTAATGGTAAAAATATTGAAGATTCTAGAATACATTTCTTGCAAATTCAAACTTCCGGAACAGGAAAATCTACTCTTTACAATTTTACTGGGCCAGTAGCAAAAAGAACATTTGAGGGTATTGATGCTAAAGGAGTCCACCCTACTAATATGCCTCTTGGAGAAATTACTGGAGAATTTGAAGGTGCTAAAAAGTTTGATGTGATGTCTGTTGTTGATTATACAGATGCAGGTCTTTTGTCGGGTATGGCGGAAGTTGAAGTAGTAGAAGACGATGGAGAAAATATACAAAGAAGAAGAGAAACACAAAGAGTCGCCGGTATTCTTGAAGGAAGCGGTTTAGCCCATTGGGACGAATTTGAATACTCTGGGGTATTTTCTACTTCGGAACACAAAAAGAATGCTATCGTTTATTTGAATACTTTCATGAATACTCTTGCTGGTGAAAACTGGAAAATCAGTAAAAAACTAAAGGATGGAAATATTGAATATACTTTATGCGAAAGGTCAGTTTTGGCTATGACTTATCCGCCAAAGAAACTTGAAGAAGTTATGACGCATAAGGGTGTTTTACAAAGAATGATTGTATATGTCTGGGATGTTCCTGAATTTATTCAAGATAAGATGCGTCGTTCTCAAATCTTAAAGGCAGGAAAGATTGAAGAAATTAACCAGCCAATTGATAAATATGTAAAGGCTATGCTTAAACTATATGATGATTTGTATGAAAGGTATCAAGAGGTTGGTAGAAACCCACTTCAAACAATTCAGTTTGCAGATGATTTCACCGATGCTTATATGTTTAGATATGAACAAATGCAAGCATTCATTGAAAGAGAAAAGCCCCAAGTTAGAGAAATTGCGAGCAATTTTACTACCCGTTTACTTAAAATGCTTTTAAAATTGTCTGTTCTTAATTGTATTGCTGAAAGCCCTCAATACGAGAAAGACGAAGATAAATTCATTGTTAATAGTCGGCATGTCTCCCAAGCGGCCTTTCTCATCCAAAACTGTTATAGCAGACTTACGATGTGGTTAGGTTCAGCCCTGCGGCTCCGCCGTGATGAGGCCTTAGTTAATTCCAAAAAGCCTCGTTTGTTGCTCGTTTATGCAGAAATGAAAGAAAAAGACGAAGAGGGTTGGGTCAGCAAAAAACTATTTTTGGACACATATATCAAAAAAGAAAAAGTATCACAAGTCCAAGCATATCGTGACTACAAAAAATATCCAGACCTTTTTGAAGAAGATAAAGTTGGGCGTTCAGTATTTATTAGAGTAATAGGAGAGGAATAAAATGAAGTGGGAAAACACGAAAGTGGTATTTGATGTATCTAAAGGGCCAAATGTGATTATTGAAACTTTAAATAGTCATGGGGAAGATGGTTGGGAATTGTGTTCTATGTTAAATGTAGCAGGAACAAAAATTGTAGCCTTCTTAAAACGCCGTATTGATGCAGAAGAACCTGTGAGCAAAGAAGAAGAAAAACTTAGTAAGTTGTGGGCTGGTGAATAATGTCAATTTTGGCCTTAGACATTGAGACAAAAAACATGTCTCATGAAATTGGAGGCTTTGGTAATACCCATATGTTTCAAGTTTCAACGGTGGCTACATGGGATGGCTCAAATGGAACAATTTATGCAGATGTCCCTGCTGATTCATTGTCAAAGTCTGAATATATAGTTAAGCCATTGTCTGAATTAAAATATGATTTAGATGAGCATTTGACAAAAGGAGGAAGCATTTTGGGGCATAATATTGCCGTGTTTGATTTAGCAATTTTAAGAGATTCAATGGACATTCATTGTATTAATAAATGTATTTCAAACAAGCAATATATTGATACAAGCAAAGACTTGCTTTCTTTACATGGTGAAAGAATCCCATTGAATAATTTGGTGAAATGTTCTTTAGGAGATACTAAACTGATGAATAGCGCAGATGCTCCTAAATTATGGAAAGCAGGTCGCTATGAGGAAGTAGTTGAATATTGTATGAAAGATACTAAACTCGTTTATGACCTGTGGAAATACGGTCAAAAAAATGGTATTGTAAAAGCGTTCTCTATTGAAAAAGAGGAATTTGTGGAATTGGAGGTTGATTGGTAATGTCTACTTGGGAATGGTTTGGATTGTTTGTATTCTTAGTTGTTTTAACTTTGTTGTTTTTTGCTGCATTTGGCGGGTCTAATTTAGACGGACAAAACATTGAAGAATACATGGACAATCTTTTAAATGATAAGAAAAAGGAAGGAAATAAGTAATGTCCTTGAAGCAGACCTGCAAATATTGTAAGGTTGCTACTTTAGCCGTTAGGCTACATGGGTTTTATATTGGTTCAACCGAACAGGTTAAATTGTGGGAATGCAGGAATTGTTGCGGCATTTGGTCTAATAAGACCAGCGAAGGGTTATCTTAATTGATAGCCCTTCGCTCCCCTTTTTTGGTTTTTATTTTCACCAAAATTGAAGATTTATTAGCCGCTATTTTTTTAGTTCAGGCTTTCCTTAATTCTTCTCAACAGATGCTCTCACAATTTATAAGCCATCCATTCTGTCCCGCTTAAACAAATAACTTCCCAAATATCGCCAGCCGCTCCTGTTGGAGTAGTTTGTGATAAAATTTCATAGGGAGTAATTACTGGAGTTCTAGTAACATCATACAATTGGTCGCCACTTTGAACATCAATTGTTAAACTACCTGTTCCAGTAACAGGAAGAATTAATCTGTAAATTTGTCCTTGTCTGGTTAAAGAAGCAGAAGGTAAATTTAAAGTTAAGTTATTTCCTATGGGGTCTAATGAAGCAAGAATAATATAATCTTCATCTGTAATATCATAAGTATTAAATGGAGGTGGGGCGGCCACTTGTTCAACTAAATTCACAACTAAGCCTTTTGTTTTAGAAACACCGGCAACATGGAGTTCTGCATCAGGAGCCGCTACATTAATTCCTACTCCATCTTGACTTCCATCAACAACCAACATATTTACATTATTATTTGATTCTACTCTAAAATCAACGCTAGCCCCTGCTTCGTTAAAAACTACCCCGTTAGCAACAGTTAATGCCCCTGTTAAATCTAATGTTGATTCTCCTTCAACTGCTGATATTGCTCTAGCAGTAGTATGATATAAATTAGTTGAACCTTCGCTTAAATCGTCAGTATCTTGCGTAGCGAGCCTAGTATCAAAGTCTGTATTAAATGAAGTATATGCTGATAAATCTGCAATACTTTGCGGAGTAGCAGTTTTTAAAGTATTATTTGTTGCATCCTTAATATATATTCTATCGTTTGTTCCGTCTAAAGTAACATCCGTTGGCCCAGTAATTAAAATACCGTTAGCATCACCAGTAATGCTACCCATTTCAGTATAAACTCCAGAAACATCTCTAGCCACACTTAAAGAGTTTTTTGTTTTAGAAGATGTCAAAAATTGAATTTTTCTTGAACCCCATGCGGTATCGTCTGCAATTTCAAGCATAGCAATAATTGTATCGCCATTAGAATGATTTGCTACTCTATTTGCGGCAGTTGGGATTCTTAAAGAAACGGTTCCCGAAGAATCAATGACAATAAGATAATATGCTTTGCTTGTCGTAAATGTAAAATCCGCAATATTGAATGTAGCGGAACCGCTTGTGGTTTTCAATTCGCCATTATCTAAATAACTTCCTACTGCAACAGTAACAACGGGATTGCTTCCAGATTGTGTAATATCAAAATCGTTAGTGTTATTTTTAACTACAAAACAACCTGATGCGCTTTGCATTAATGCCTTAAATAATCCGGTATGTGGATAATCTACGCTATCTTGAATATGGGTCATAGTTGCCCCAGTATTAAGTTCTGAAATATAGTGCGGGTTTAATTCAGCCATCATTCCACCTCAATAATCATTATAATCTCTAAGGTTTCCGTTGAAGAAAATGGGCCTACTCCATCAAAATTGACTCTAGATAATAGATTTGAAGATGAGTCAAAAATACCTGCTTCTCTAATTGTCATTCCTGTAATGTCGCCACCAGCAACAGAAATTTTAACTTCCATAACATTTTCATCTGTTGAAACTTTAGTAATTGTAGATGTAGCCCCGCTAGGGACATCTAAAGTGTCAGCATTAGGTGAAGAAGAGTTTCCACCTAAACCCACCTGTCCCGTATCAATAAGGGTAACTATTTGGTTTGTTAGCAATTCTTTTAACTTGTCAGTAATCAATATTCTTCCTCCAATAAATCTGTTAAAGTGATTGCCGCCCCTGTCCCAAATCCAAGTGTAAAGGTTCCCGTATTTAATGGTGTTGAAAAGCCCAAAGTATAGCCGCCCGTTGCCGTTCTTTTCCTAACTAGTAACTTGCGAATATTAATCTTAATATCTTCTAAGAAATAGTATTGGTCTTCATTTGTGTCTAAATTCTCAGAACGATTATCTTTTTCATTTTTTCTAGTAGATGAAACCAATTCGGCTAAAGTGTCCTCTAATAATTTACTATATTTGCCTAATTGTAATTTAATAAGTCCTGTCAATTGATGTTCCATTTGTAATACTAAGAAAGTAGATAGTTGGATATTTTCTTGTGCAATTTCAACATTGACAATATCTCCTACTTGAAGGGTTGAAATATTTTCATGGTTCACAAGCAGTTCAATTTTGAAATTATTTTTGTTGTATAAAGCAAATAATTCTCTGGCTTTTGCAATCACTTCACTTTCAGTAGTAAGTGCTTTATCTGAAAACTCTAATGATTTTCTTCCTACCTTTCTAATGCTTTTAAGGCCTTTTCTTATAGATTTATGGATATTTCCGTAGACCGCAATATCATTATAGAAATTAAAGATAGAAGAAGATTTCTCAAATCCAAACACCTTAACATTTGATTTGTCCCCAATAGTAATATTAGAAGAGTATAAGTCATCGGACTGATTATCCTTTAATGCATAAGATTCTCCACTTATAAAAATAGTTTTATTTATTTTCTTTAAAACTGTATTGATAGCGGAAAACAAATCAATGCTTTTAAAATTAGGTGCTAAGTAATAAGAAGTGCTTCCGTCTGTTTCATATTGTAGGTTCTCACTTTCCAATAAATTATTTACAATATCTTGGGCTTCATATCCAATTTGAACGCCTGTTCCAATCATTGTTCTTTTATGTTCTGAAGTAATATCGCCATTAACGACCAAATCAATTGTTTCAGAAACAGAAACAATTCCTAAACTTTCTTTTATTTCGCCAAAAGACAAATAATGTCCAATTGCATCACTATTTGTTAAATATTCAACAGAAGTAATATAAGAGTTTTCTCCGTCACTAATTCCCATTTCTAACTTAGTATTTCCAATTAATGAGTCAAGACTTGTGTAGTCTTTAACATAAATTGTGTTTTCCAAATCTGGCTGATTATCAGTATCTAACAAAACATACATTGAGAGGACTCCCTCGTTATTACCGTCATCGCTGTGATTTCCTTTAGTATTTCTATATTGGTAAGCATTTATGGACTCATACATTTTATCTTCATTTCCCATCTTAGTATATCTAGAAGAAAGAGTATTTAGTTGAATTTCCTTTGGAGAATAAGAATAAAAGCAAGTGTGATTTGGTTGCATAATTCTACAAGTTTTTCCGTTCATATTTGTATCTAAAGTTAAAATGTGATAATGTGCAGAATTAGTATGGTCTAACTCATGGGAAATCACATAAGCCATGTCCGTGACAGTTAATTCATTCATTGATTCACCAATAGCAGAATTTTGTATAGTCCCATCTCCATCATAGTATTTCCCCTCTGCGCTCACTAAATAAGTCCCAGTTAAATCTACAAAATTTAAAAATGTATTTTCACCATTTGCTTGAATAGAATAATGATAAACGCTTCTATTTCCGCTAGCCTTATTGGAGGTTGGTGAAGGTAATGTTATTTGTGGTTTAAAGCCCATAAATGTTCCATCTGCTGTGGTAGCACTAGAACCTCCGCTTTTATTTCGGCTTTCATTTTCGCCAAAATTACCATCGGTTTTAATGAAAATTAATCCTATATCGTTTTGACCGCCCCCAGTATCTTCACTAAAAGACATTCCTGTAATTTTACTACTTACCATACCTTTATCAACTAAATCTGTCCCCTCTTCAATAGTATATCGGTCAAAGAAAACTGCTTTAAATCCTGTTAAGGCTAAGTCTTCATTAGCAAATGCTGATGCTAAATTATGGTCGTTAATGCTTTCAACAAACATATTTACTACTTCACTTGAATACCTAGTATTGCTATTTCCTCTTGAGTTAACTCCTAAATCTACAGGTAAAAATAAATTTGGTTTTCTTGCAGTAGCGGCTCCATTACTTAATGTTGCGCTATAATATGAATCCCATGCAGAAGAAGCCGCCCCACCATATTCCCCACTACCAACAGTATTTACTGCAAATGATTTTAGCATATGGATTTCACCATTTAATATAACTGTATCTTCTTCACCATGTCCTTTAATTTGGTCTGAATCTCTTTGAGTAGCGGGGGTCATTTTTAAATGTGGAGTTTGAGCCAATTGGTTTCCATCGGTGTGAATTACCCCATCTAAATTTAGTGTGTCATTTGTAATAGTGGTGGTGGTTACTCCTAATGCACTCACTTCTCCAATTTTTCGGCCATAGTCATCAAAAATAATATCTAGGTGTGAGGCAGAAATAGCAGTATCATATTGTATAGTGGTTGCCGAAGAAGCAATAACATTGGCTGAACCAGAGGCCAAAGTAGAAACTCTATAATCAGATTTTGAAAACTTTTTAAGGTTTCTGTCTTTGGAAACAATATTCTCTGGGTCAAACTGATTAAAATGCCAATCATAAACTACTTCGGTTAACCGAAAAATTCCAAACCGCTTAAGACTTGAAATAGTTTTATTTGCAGAAATAATAGAAGCAGAAATGTAAGACTCATCTGTTGAATTAATAGTTTCTGATTGTCCTAAAATTAAGTCTTTTGCGTCTGCTCTCCCCGCATTTTGTGGAGATTTGAGTGCAAATAAAGAATAATTTTCAATTGTTTTAGAATAGGGAGCCGCCGCCAGAAGGCTATCATATCTTTCAGAACTATACGGAAGTAAGTCACAAGTAGAAAAAATAAACATTCTGGCTATTTTTGGGTCACGCTGGTATAAGAAATCCTTTACATAATACCCGCTATCACTATCTATGAAGCCTTCATAACTCATTTTATTATATGATTCGCCACTTGAAAGAATATCCAAATCAAAGAAATTAGACCCTCTTACAGAAGTTACTCCTCTAGTTTCTGGCATTTTGTGATTTGCAATTTCTTTAATATCTGTTCCAACAATATTATTTACAAGAGAGCCTCCAGTAATATAGTTTCCATAATTCATTTTATACCCAGACGCATAGTATTTAATTTTGGACAATTTGTCAGTATAATAGTGGGTTCTTTTAGATTGATTATGGGCAGTATCGCTATATAGTGATTTTATAGAATTAATGTTTCCTTTTTCAATATTAAATATTCTATAAATACTAGGCCCAAACCTTTCGGTGTGAGTTTTAGGATTTGAACCCATAGTATTATAATAAAGAGGATAATCAAATAAAATTGGTTTTCTCTCTAAATTTAATAGTGGGCTAACTAGACAAATATATTTTCCTGTATGTAAATGAGCGGCATTTAATAAATGCATTTCATGTGTCAATTTAGAAGATTCTTCATAAGTAGCAGAATAACTTAATACTTGTAGTTTATCGCCACTAGAATATGAAACTTTTCTATCTAAATAAACTCTAACTGTGGAATAATCTGTTTGGAATTGCGCCCCTATAATAAAACCTACAAACTGTTCTTCAATATATAATGGTTTATTATGATATTTTCTTTGAATAGCAATAGTAGATAAATATGACTGACTAGTAGTTTCAACATATCTAATATCGGTTTGTGTGGAAGAAGCCGTTCCCAAGTCACTAAATGTAGTGTCTTGAGTATTTGCATAATTTACTTCTACTCTCCCTAAAGTCAAAGGAATATAGGGGGCTACCTTAACGATTTTATTTACTCCAGATTCTCTAACATTATAAATTGTAAAGTCAATTAAAGTATTTACTACATCAAAACTTTTATTGTCAAGTATTCCTTGAAACGCATTATCGTTTTCTATATTCATGCAATTTGAAATATTGTAGCCTAAATCTGAACCGTTTCCAGATTCTGAAGTTCCTGCTAATGTCTCTGCAAAAGTAGCCCTAGAAATATTTCTTCCCGAAGTAAAAATTATGCCTTTATCAGATGCTCCTGATAATGAGGTTGTTGATGACAATAATGGGTTTGAAGCAAGGGCTTTATTAAAAATTAAATTTTTATTCGTAGATTTATATGCAGTTAAAGTGCTTCCCTCTACTTTAGGAGTGTCGTATATGCTATGCGTTGTTCCGGTATTTGTGGCGGATATTTCCCCTACAAATCCTATTGTTCCGCTATCATATTGTGCATAAATGTGGTCGCCTTCATTTAAAGTAAGTGACCCCGAAAAAGTTAGAGCATTTATAGCGGTATCAAAATTACAGGTTAATGTTTCAGATAGCACTTCTAATTTATTATAAGGACTTCTACTACTATAAATAATGTCTTCGCTAAACAAAAAGTTTTTATTTACAATTGGAGACAAAAGTTTATTAAACTTATCTCTTCCTTCTAATTCCATAAAAGTTTGTCCATCCTGCTTATACGATTTAATAGCCTCAATTTCTCCATCAATTCTTTCAATTTGAATAGAATAGGGGCCAACCAAATATTCTAAAACATCATTTAGAGTATCATAGTAATTTATTCCATCGTAACTTAATGCTAATAGTTTCTTTTCGGGATATGTATTAGAAACGCTGGCTATTAACTTAGTAAATCCTAGTCCCATAAATTCAACAAAAAGATTTGTAAATCTATCTTCCATCATCACAAAATTAGTTAAAAGAGTATTTGTTGTTCCATTATGAGTAGCGGTTGCTTTAAATGCTCTCCGATAAATAATTTCTCCTTCCGTAGCCGTAAATGTTCCTGTTGAAAATACGGATTCATTAGTCGTTCTAATTCTAGAATTACAATTAATTTGTTGAGTTTTTGTTCCCGAAAAAGTTCCGATTCCATCAATAAATAAATGCGTGTTTCCAATTTTAATTTCATCTTCCGCAGATAAAAAATCTTTGAGGTCAAAATCTGATTTAACTCTATAATCATTAGACCCTAAATCTGCTTCAATTGTAGCGGGAAGAGGAAACCATTCTTGAATTGTTCCTGAATGCACCGAATGCCTAACTCTTAAAGAATCAAACTCGGAAACTTTTTTAGGCATAATTCTAAAAGAATCTCCTAATTTAATTTGAGCAAACCCTCCTCTTTGTCCGATAGACTGTTGAATATTAGCATCAATAACATTATATAAAGTATTATTTTTAGTAGGAGAATATGAATAAAATGCGTATCTTTTTTGACCATTTCTTGTATATGTTATAGTGCTATCATCTAAATCTGTTCTTGCATTTGGGAAGACATTGTTATAGTCACTATAATTTTTTGTAATTGTGACTCCTTCATTTGTCAGATATGGGCTATTTGAAGGGTCATCTAAATCCCTCAAATTGTCAAATAACTCTAATTTCATAGTATATTTACTATAATCTACAATTGTATTTGCATAATCTTGAACTGTTAAAATAGTGGTTTCGTGAATCGTTCCAGTAAAATTAATTGTAGTGCTAGCATTTTCATTTTTCAATCTAACAAAATATTTTGTGTTATGGTCTAATTCATTATTCTTATCTAACTTATCATTGTAAAAATAAAACAGAGGGCGGGAAACATATAATGTATTTTGTAATTCACTTTTAATTCCTGCGGAAATTGCAATCGCTGGCGTAGTTTTATCAATGCTAAATATCATAAATTTGGTGTTAGCGGCCACTTCATTTCCTAATTTTGGAGAAAATTCAAATCCATCTCCGGTTGAGTCCATATCTAAAATTTCAGTAATTTTAGCAAAGTGATGTTTATTATGGTCGTCAGCATGAAGCAATACAAAATAATCCTTTGTGTCCCAATCGGCTGGATTAAATAAAACTCCCTCTTCTGAAGCACTATCGTAGCATTTAATTCTAAAGCCTTCTGTATTTTCTAAATTATTATACGGATTATTTGCTACTCCACCAAACTCAGTAATGTCCTCATCTGTGGTGTCATCGGGATAAATAATTGTGTATAGCCTAGTATTAGAAAAAGTAGATTCTGTAGTTAATCTAGGATTTGTAGGAACATTCCAACCGTAGTCAGAAGTAATAGTGGTTGCCCCTGCTTTATATGCTTTTACAACCATTATAAATCAGTCTCCTCAAATCTAAGATATAATAAGGTGTCATCGTAATTTGGCATAATATTTAAAATATATGGAAATCTTTTTCTTTGAACGGAAGTAATAGCCAATTCATGCATTTCTCCCATAAATTGTTTGTTCGTTGTTGCTGAACCTGCTCCTGTTGAATCACTACCGTTTGAACCTAAGTAAATATCTGTTCTATCAAAAGAAAATATTCCACTATCACTATGAGTATTTTTTGAAATTAAATTACCATTTAAATAAATTGCAAGCATTTTAGAAGATTGGCTAAAAACACAAGCAATATGAAATGAGTCGTTTATGTAGGTTGGTTGATAATAAGCCTGTAAATATATTGGGGTTGATGGACTTAAACTAACATTATCCGGATTAGTTATAGTGAGCGTAGAGCCACTTATTCCTGTGACCTCTCCGAGAGAGGGAAAATCAAATCCATCACGATAGAACACCTCTTGAACGCCTCCTGTCACAAATTGAGTAGGCGACCCTACGGTTAAGGTCGTATTCCCTGCTCCCGATGTGTAGCCAGTTGTCACATATCTTTTTTTCAATTTTCCAGTTTCGTCAAAACCAGACCAAGTGTATGAAAAATCAGAATAATTATATGTTTTACCTTGAATGGGTAAAATGACAGAATCCGTAGTATATGTGTCTGTTGTTGAACCTAATTTTACTCTTACCCTAATTTTATATTTTGCGGGCTGATTGTATAAATGTTCCGTAGCATTCACTAAACTGACTTGAAAATTAGTATTGTAAAAAATCATCATTTCATGTGTAAGCCTCGCAGATTGAGACAAATAAATATTGCTTTCTGAATAAGCAGAAGAAGCATTTTGCATAATTTTGTGTGAGCGATTTGTGTCGGGATAAGTAGAAATAATACCGTTTATTTCATAAGGAGTAATTATAGATTCAAAAGTAAATGTGCCGGTATGTCCCCAAATACCAAATGCGGTATCATCCGTTGTGTCTGATGGAGTAGTTTCAATATCAGGAATATTGTTTGAATAGTCCATTTTAACTCTCGCATTACACATAACAGGAAACACTAAAGAGCGTTGTTTTCCCGTTAAAATATTATACATTTATTCACCTCAAGGAATAACGGTAGCGATTTCAAAATCTAAACTAAAAGAAACATCCACGGATTCGGATTCAAGATTAAAAGAAAAACTTCTAATGAATCCTGTTAATCCAACATCATTTATAGAGTCTGGAAAAACAGAAAGCGGCAAGGGAACACCTTCGTTATCCTTTGAATTTCTAGTTCCTCTTGAAGAAAAAGTTAGTGGAATTAAATCTCCTCTTGCTCCAATTCCTGTTGAAAAATCTCTATCTTGCCAGACAGAATCAACATTAGAAGGAATCAAAATAACCAATTCACTAAAGGCTTGCTTTTTAGCAAATCCAGTAGAGTCCACACCTGCGGCAATCATTTGAGCAATTTCTTGTGCGGTAAAAAACTTAGTTGCAGTAGTGGGATTGTCTTCTTCTCCAAAAGTTTTTGTAATATATGCGTCTTGAATAAATCCACTTAAATTGACTGATTTTGAAGCCATACCTAAATCAAGGGCGGTAGTAATAGATTCTCCCGTAGCGACTCCGGAAAGAGGAATAGGGAAAGAAGGAATCGTTTTAGATACAGATACACCAGCACTAGTAACATTCAAAGGAATTGTGTTTTGTGAAATAGGGTCGTCTTCTGCGAAACTTTGCGTTTTTAAATAAACATATGACATTTAATCAGCCCCCAAATGTTGTTGATGGTGTGACTCTATTAATTTTTGTGTTCACCATCTGTCCGATTTTATCTGCAATTCTGCGTAATTCTTGGTCGGAAGTGTCTCTTGCATTAATTGTAATGTTGAAATTATTTACTGTTCCGCCCATCATTTTCTTAGAATCAGAATTAGAATTGACTCTTGCACCTGCGGGCAAATTAACTAATTCTGGGCCTCTTTCCCCAACAACTGCTAATCCTCCCTTAGATACTCCGCCATTTGCAAATCCTGGAAGTTTTCTTATTTTTCTTCCAAATCCTGAAATTGTATCTCTAACTCCTTTTAAGAAGTCTATCATTTTCCAAACCCCATCAATCAAAGGTTTAAATTTGTCAGATAATTTGTCTCCAAAGTATTTAGCAATCGTAAATCCTGCGGCGAGGATAACAATTCCAAAAGCAATCGGTAAAGCAGCAATACCCGCTAATAAGACTAATTGGGCAATAATATATTTAGCAATAATAAAACCCCCAATAAATAATCCTAACACTTTAAGTCCTTTAAATATTTTTTCTCTAAAAGCAGGGTCGTCTAAGAATTTGACAATAAAATCACCCACTAATTTAAAACCCGCTACTAAAGCAAGGAATCCAACATCTAATAAAACTCCAAGAGTTTTTAATAAGAAAAGAACTCCTTTGTCAAATATTCTTTCTAATAACGGAACAATTTTCTCATAATCTCCTTCAAAGAACGCACTTACTACAGAAAATACATCTCCCAAAATGCTCATTAAGTCTGAACCTAAATCTTTAATTCTATCTATTACGCCCATTTCACTTAAAATCCCATATAATTCTTGGAAGTATTTCATGCCTACTAAAATTGCACCTGCGACAATAATTCCTAACATCATGTATTTAAATAAAAAATCTGTAACCTTTACAATGCGAGTCCCGAACCGTAAAATTTTAATTCTTGCTTTTCTAGCATCCTTTCCCCACGGAAGAAGCGCACCTTTGGTTAATTTAAATAATCCTGAAAGTGGGCGTAACCCCACCGCTACCGGCATTAATGCAGTAGCAAAATTTTTCTTACTGAAAATTTTGCGGGCTGATTTTAACTCATCTTTTCTTAACTCAACTGCCGCCCCTTGGTCTTTTCTCATTTGTTTTCTTTCTTCTTTTGCTCCTTTTCTTGTAGCAAAGAAAGTTCCTATTTTGCCCTTTCCTTGCCCCTTAGCAGTTTCTTTTGCTATTTTTCTTGCTACATCTAATCTAGATTCATCAAACGCATAGTTTTCTCTTAATTCTCTAGCAACCAGTTTCATTTGTTTTCTTTGGATTTCCATTTGTTTATTAATAGCAATTGTAGCAGCCACTTCTGCTTTTCTGTTATCATTGGAAGCCATTAAAACTTTATTATATTCCTCTGTATTTTTGATGTTTTTAAGCAATTCTTCATTTTTCTCTTTAACATTTTTAAAATTAGTTTTAAGATAGTCGGCCCTTGCTTCCAATAGTCTCTTTTCTCTGCCTAATGTTTGTAATTTCTGAAGATTTGCCCTTGAACCCTTTCTTGCCTCAGCATTATATTTTTTCTCTATTTTTGATTTCTTTTCCATTGTTTTATTATATTCGGATTCGCTTCTTATTTGAAGGTTTGAAATTTTAGAAGCATCTTCAACTTCTTTTTTAAGAGAACGGAATCCTTTAATTTGATTAACGACTTTTTCATTTTGCTCTTTCATAGTTG